CGGGTCGTCGGGGCTCCAGTTGCGGCGCAGGGCAAGTACTTTGTTTGTGCCGCGGTCGATTGTGATGACGTAAGGCTTGGCAAGCTCGTCACCATCCTCCTCATCCAAACCTTCTATCACGAGGTCAGCGTGCACTTCGTAGATGGCATACCGATCATCGTCGGTCAGGGTGTAGCCACCCTCCTCGGCCTTCTTCTCCTCGATGTCGGAGTGGTACGGCACCGGGTCACCGAGGTCCACGTCAGCGTAGAACCCAGCGGCCTGCAACTTCTTGATTTCATTCTTGGTCTTGCGCATCACGTGGGTAACACGCTCTGCGGACTCGATGTGGGACGCGCCGTAGGGAACAATCACGTCCTCGGGCGGGATAAAGAGTGACACCTGACGCCCTATGTTGGGGTCGAAATACACTTTCTTGAACGAGGAACCAGCAAGACCAAGGGTGTACAGCATGCGCTCATGCTCGGGGCGGTACTCCACCATCACCTCGGTCAGCTCGTAGTTCATGTCTGACCTGACGCGCTCGGCAGCATCTTCCTTCTCGCGGGTGACCTCACCGATGATCTTGGTCTTGACCGGACCCGCTGCGGGGAACGTCTCGCTCATGGTCTCGGCTTGGAAGCGGATGGCAGCCTCTGCCAGCACGGTACTGAACACACCACACGCACCCTGCCACGGCTCTGCCTTCTCTTCGTACTTGAAGCCAAGGACCTCAAGCCCTTTGACGAACGTATCGGCCCAGTCCTTGCGGCTGTTGATGTCCGCCTCAATCAACCCTACCAGCTCGGTAGCCAGCGAACTCAGGACACCTTCGTCTACATAGTCCACGAGGTTGGCATCGAACGGCACCATGGCAGACTCTTCCAGCCCAGCCTCCGGCACCAACGTGATCTCCACGCTCCCGTCGTCAAGGGTCACCATCTCGGGGTTGACGATGTCGATCTCCATCTCGGAGCCAGTAGAGCCAGTCAGCCCCAGCGGGGCGGCGTACAAACCTTTTTCGATTGCCATAGTGTTGTCCTAGTAGTACCCACCGCGCCTTTTGCCTTTGAAGTAGCGTTCCTCTTCCGGCTCGTCGGTCGGAAGTCGCAGGAAGCCGCCTTGCCGGAACCGCAGCATAGCCATAATCGTCGAGTCCACATAGTCGTCATGCTCCCCGGACGGGAACGACGCCAACTCGTCGATAACTTCGTCGGCCCAGTGCGTGTTTGGTGCCCATACTACACCAGAGGCAAAGATATCTGAAATAGCATGCAGTCGCGCAACCTTGTTGTTCGGATTGTTTGCCGTACCGCGTACCGGAGTGTAGTCCTGCACTGGCACACCCATGGCCCGCAGCTCGTAGATCAGCGGTGCACCGGAGGCTTTCTTCTCCACAATCAGCGAGTCGGGGTTGTAAGAGTCGTACTGCTCCATCACCATCTGCTTGAGGCGCGGGAACTCCACGCGGTCCTTCACTGCATTGAGCAGGATGATGTTGGCCTGCGGCTTCCCGGTGTCATCCGGATGGTAGAACACTCCCCACGTCGTGCCAGCCGAGTAGTCCGACCGGGTCTTTGCTTCGAACGCCGTATCCCAAGACTGCAGGACGTACTCGCAGCTCGGCGGGTCCTCCTTCTCCCATATCCTCCACCAGTCGCGCTTGATTGTAGCCGAGGAGTCCGAGGTCGGCTGCTGCTGGTACTGCGCCATCCACTTGGCATTTGACAGGGTCTGCTTGAGCGGCTCCAGCAAGTCCAGCGGCCAAAACTCAGGCCACAGCGGCTTCCCCGACGGCATAATCGCAGGAAATTCAATCACTTCCCACTCATCACCCCCACGCTGGGCACTGGATTTCAGCACTTGGGCACACAGGTCGCGCTGGGACCAGCGAGTGGCGACTATGATTATGGCCCCATTCGGCTGCAGACGCTGCCGAGGGCCCGAGGTGTACCACTCATACACCTTGTCATACACTTCCGGGTTGGTTTGCGCCGCGACTGCCTCTGCTTCTGAGTGAGGGTCGTCAATTATCACGAGGTCACCGCCTCGACCGGTCATCGTACCGCCCACACCGATGGCAAAGTAGTCCCCGCCCTTGTTGGTATTCCAGCGCCCGGCTGCCTTCGAGTCCGTGGACAACGCTATGTCAGGAAAAACCTCCTTGTAGGGCTCAGAATCGACCAAGTTTCGCACTTTTCGACCGAAACCCTGCGCCAATTCAGCAGTGTTGGACGCCTGAATGACCTTTTTGTGCGGAAACCGCCCCAAAAACCACGCCGGAAGCAAGTAGGAGGCGAACTCGCTCTTGGTGTTATGGGTACAAATATACCCCTCCCCGGCCAAAAACAGCCCATCTTCGCGTGCAACGCGTATGCACTGCGTATCCCCCACCCCATCCAGCTTCTCGATCTTGATATAGCGCCCAAACCCACGGGGTGTTTTCTTCGTGCGGGCCTCTTTTCGAGGCAGAACCGCCACATCAGAGGCATGGAAAGACACTCTCCACGTCGGGCCGTAGGACTTACCCCCAATCTTCGCTTCCGTCTCGGTTATGAATGCCTTGTGCCCCAAGCTGCGTAAAAGCTCTGCAACTTGTACCACCATTGCGTAATTACTCTGGGCGAAGAAGCACTGCCCAGCTTTGCTCACGCACCCATCAGTGTCCATCAACCCCCGCAGCAGGTCTTTGCGCTGCGCAACGGATGCCTCAAGATACTCCCGGGGTATGTGTTTGTTGCTCAGCACCCCTAAGTCTCGGAGTGGTACTTTGAGCCCTAACACCCCGAACGTGAATTTGGTGGCCTGATCCGTGGTTTGGTACCCCCTGCGCTCTATTTCAGCACGTAGGAACACCGCATCATCGTCATGACACGTAATTACTGAGTTGTTTTTAGTTCCATCCCCCAACCAAACACCCAACACATATGGGTCTACAGGTAACTCTTTGGGGGCATACTGCGCAGGGGCTACGTCTGGGAGACGAGGCAGACGTGGGGCATTCACATGCTTGCCGGGCAAAAACTCAACCTCCCCGTTGGCTTTGGTGCGTAGCACCTCCCCCTGCTGCCTGCGCCACAGCTGCTCTGTGGTGTAGTCGTGGTAAATGCTGTGCTTGCGGTCCAGACGCACCGTCCACAAGTGCTCGCCGTCCACGACCAAGGACGCGCCGTCGTCCGTCGTTACGCGGTACAACTGCCTCCCTCTGAACACCTCGGACTTACCAAGAACCTCAGTAGGCAAGCCGTCGGGGCCAAACACAAAGTCCCCCGGCTGCAACTCAGCCATCGTTTTAAAACCAGCAGTAGTAGGTATCTTCATGCTGGTCATTATAGCATGTCTTGGTGGCATGTTGATGATGAGCCTTTTCAACTCCCCGGAAGCCACTCTTTCGAACGCATTTGCCACAATCGCATGGTGCCGGCCCGCGATAAACGTCGGCCAGACGTGCTTTACGAAGTCAAGGAAGCGGGTTTGGCAGGTTTCCTTCTTTTTCAACTTCTCAAGGTGGATCAACTGAGCCAGAAGCAGCTCCTGATCCTGCGTAGACAGCATCGGCAGTATCGACGGCAGGTCTTTCAGCGAGATATCACTCAGCCGAGGGGAGTTGCTCATCATCCTCGCCTGTTTCAGTGGGTTGGGTGGCCCCCTCCAGCTCTTCAAGTAAGCTCGGTTCCGGGGTAAATACCCCCAACTCCTCATCCAGCGCGGCCCCTCTGGGCACTGTGTCCACTACGCTGGCGTTAAGCAGCCGCCGCACGCGTTCCTTGATCTCGTCTTCCAAGGCTTTGGGGTCCTTGTAGTTGATTGTGACCTCACTGCGCTCAGTAAACAGCCCGATATCGCTGTGTTTGCCAAGCAATTCAAGGGCCTTGAGCTCGTACTTGGGGTCCCCGCAGTTGGCGATTTCCATCAACTTGTTCGTGATGGCAGCACGCGCCTTGGCCGCATCGAGTGCAAGCTGACTGCCGTATGTCCGCAGGAAGGCTGCCGCGGCAAAAGCCGTATTGGGTTCTTTCAGCGGGGCGGTTCTCCCCTTGCTAATGACTTGGTTCAGCAGCTCTTTTTCACGCGCTGCGTCCGCAGGGTCCAGTTCAAGCGCGGCGCCCAAGGCAGTTTGCAGCTCTATGGTGTTGGCAGCAACGACTACTTCGTCGAGCAGAGTGTCGGCCTTCTCTGGCGAGAGGTCATATGGGATCGGGTGATCCTTGGTAGGTTCGATTTGAACGTCGGGCATAGGTCGCAAGCACGTAAGTACTGGTGCGCGCAGTGTATTAGGGGTACCGGGGGGATTGCAAGGGATGGTTAGGGTCCCTTGACGGG